ATGGCAAGATTCACCGAAAGCCGGTGGGAAATGCCAGAGACGGCTTGACAGAGGCCGTGCTGATGCGCAAACCTCAGGAATGGTACGATGCCGACCAGCGCAAGAAGGACGCTCGTAACGTCAGCCTCGAAAAGAGCAAGGCTGCCGTCACCGACGATTCCGCCGAGTACGTCCCCCGCGGACGGAAAGAAGTGCTGACGGACTCACGTATCGCCTAGCCTGGGCTTACAGGTCGCCAGAGCCATCTGGCTCCCTTCAGAGAATCGGGAGCAACAAACTCACCCATTCTCTGAAGGTGCAACATGCCAAACGTCGATGTCGCATACGGCTTTCAGCCGGCGCGTAACTTCGCGGATGTCGAGCTGCAGTCCTGCGTGATCCCGGCTTCGGACGGTACGGCGGCTTTCGTCGGCGACCTCGTGAAGCTGCACGGCACGGGCGACGCCGAGACCCGCTTCCCCACCGTGATTCAGGCTGCAGCCGGTGACGCCAGCATCTACGGCGTGATCGTCGGCTTCGTGCCGAGCTACGACAACCTCAACCTCAAGTACCGCGTGGCCTCGACCCGTCGCATCGCGATGGTCATGCCGGCGTACCAGCACATCCTGTGGCGCGTGAACGCATCGATCACGATCGACGTGGACGCGATCGGCACCGGCTACGACATCGTGGTTGGCTCCGGCAGCACCACGACCGGCCGCTCGGCCATGGAACTGGACGTCTCCGCCACCGGCACGACTGGCCGGACGCTGCGCCTGCTCGACATCGAGCGCACGCCGACCAACGACATCTCCGCCTCGGGCGGCGCTGCCGAAACGGGCGTCAACTGCATCGTGGCGATCGTCGAGTCGCTGTTCAACAACGGCGCTGGGACCTAAGGGGTACTGAACTATGGCAACTGTCACCACTGGTCAGATCGCGAAGGCTCTCTGGCCCGGCGTCCAGGGCTGGTATCAGCTCGAGTACGACCGCTTCCCGGCCGAATCGGCCATGATCTTCACGGCCCTGTCGTCGCAGAAGCAGTACGAGGAGCGCGTCGCCGTCTCCCTGCTCGGCCTAGCGTCGGAGAAGCCCGAAGGCCAGAACATCGAGTACGACGACTTCGAGACGTCATACGTCGCCCGATTCGTCAACAAGGTCTACGCGAAGGGCATCAAGCTCACCAAGGAGACCATCAAGGACAACCAGTACCCGGCGCTCGCCCGCATCATGCAGGAGCGTTCCACGGCACTGGCCCGGTCGATGCGCGAGACCCGCGAGCACGTTCATGCCAACGTCCTGAACCGCGCGTTCACGGCTGCCTACACCATGGGCACCGCGCACGACGGGCAGGAACTGGTCGCTTCGGACCACCCGTCCGGCCCGTATGGCGGCACGTACTCGAACCTGGTCTCGGCCGACCTGTCGGAAGCCGCACTCGAGTCTGCGCTGATCCTTGCCGACGGCTTCACGGACGCCCGCGGCCTGAAGATCAAGGTCTCCGGCCAGAAGCTGATCGTCCCGCCGGCCAGCCGCTTCGAGGCGGAGCGCCTGATGGCGACGACCATGCAGCCGGGCACGGCTAACAACGACGTGAACGCGATCCGTTCCTCGTCCGCGCTGCCGGGCAACTACATGGTCTACCACTACCTGACCGACACCGACGCCTGGTTCATCAAGACCAGCGTGGACGGCCTCATCACCTTCAACTCCTGGACGATGGAGTTCGGGCGCGACGAGGAGTTCGACAACTCCAACGTCAAGTTCAAGGCTGAGGAGCGGTTCTCGGTGGGCTGGGACGATCCCCGCTGCATCATCGGCTCGGCCGGCATCTGATCTGCAACTGACCTTGGAAACGCGCCTGCAATCCCGTAGGCGCGTCCATCACTGAGGACGTTTCCATGGCAACTCCCGTTCGTTTTCCCAATGGCGTGACCAACGTCAGCCCGACCGACCTGATGGGTCAGATGGGCGTGCTCGACCCCACGCAATACATCGTGGACTTCAACGACTTCATGTCCTTCAACGCCACGAGCGGTGAGGAATACACGATCACGAACACCGGCGCCGCCACCGAAGCACTGTCTTCGGCGCACGGTCCGGGCGGCGTTCTTCTGCTGTCCAACGCGGCTGCCGACAACGACCTCGTGACGCTTCAGCGCCCGGTGGAGGCGTTCAAGTTCACCTCGGGCAAGAAGGTGTGGTTCGCCTCGCGCTTGAAGATCCTCGACGCGGGTTCCGACGTGACCCAGTCCGACGTGTTCGTCGGCCTGATCATCACGGACACCACCCTCGAAGCCGGCATCACGGACGGCGTGTACTTCACCAAGGCAGATGGCGTCGCAGGCACGATCAACTTCATCAGCACGATGAACTCGACGGCCACCACGCAGTCAGCGGTCGCAACGTTCGTCCACAACACCTTCATCGAACTCGGCTTCTACTACGACGGTGGCACCGCGCTCGAGGTGTACGTGAACAACGCCAAGGTGGCGACGGTCACGGTTGCGCTCGGCACCACGCTGGTGAACGACGAGGAACTGACGGTCACGTTCGGCATCCAGAACGGTGAGGCCGTGTCGAAGGTCATGGCGATCGACTACCACTTCGCGTGTCAGGAGAGATAGATTACATTGTGGTAGCATGTGACGTAATCCAGAAAGGTTCGTCACATGCCCACGTGTAAGCACTGCGGAGTAGAGAAGCCCGAAGACCAGTTTGCGCCGTCGCACCTAGTCAAGTCGAAAATGCGTTGCCGGCCATGCAACACGTTGCTAATCAAGAAATGGCGACATGCAAATGGAGATTTGGTTAAGGCGTACCACCGCAAGTACCACCGAGAGCGGCCAGACATCTATCGGAACTCGATCCTCAAGGCCAAATACGGCATAGGAATCGCAGAGTTCGATCAGATGCACATTAACCAAGGCGGGGTGTGCGCGATATGCGGTCAGCCTGAGAAGTCGGTGGACAGAAGGACAAAGTTGTCTCGTAATCTTTCTGTTGATCACTGCCACAACAAGGGGCACGTACGCGGACTTCTATGCGGCACCTGCAACCCAGGGCTCGGGCATTTCAAGCACGATGAGGGTCTTTTGATGAAAGCAATCGAGTACCTGCGGAAGACCGCGAAATGACCGTCACGGTGACGAAGATCTTCTCCGTCCCCGCGATCGGGGGCAACACGCCGAACGAGGAAAGGGTTCGGCGCGTCCACTACATGGTTAACGGCATCAGCGACGGCACGACGAACCTGACCGACGAGGTCATCTTCGATCCAGCGTGGTTCACGACCATGGAGGGCTATCCGGTTGGGCGCATTGCCATCCGGCGACTCGGCTGGTCGGAGGATGGGTTCACCTCGCTGAACCTGTCCTTTGATCGGCAGCCTGATGTGGTGGTCGCGTACATGAGCGGGAACGACTACAAGGAATTCCCCGCCTACCTGCCGGACACGGGCGAGGGTGGTGACGGCACCGGGAAGCTGCTGTTGACGACTGTTGGCGCAGCCGCCGCGGCGACGTTCAGCCTCGAGATCGAGGCGCTGGTGAAGGGTGTGAAGCGGGCGAATGCCTCCGTAGTACCGCAGGAGTAACCGCCATGCGTTCCCGCTGGTTCGACAGCGTGGCCAGGCTCGGCGACTGGAAGTTGATCAGCGACCTCACGGGGTTCAAGATCAAGGCAAGCCAGTCCGCCGAACGCTGGGACGGCATGATCGGCGAGCGCGAGAAGGTCGAAGAGCGGCACCCTCAGGACTTCCTTCGTGGCGTTCACGAGGACCAGCGGGTTCCGTTCTCGCGGCCGGAACAGACGGATCGATTCCTCGAGCGCAACCGCACAGGTGACGAACTGTAATGGCCACCTCCGGCAGCTTCGACCACACCGTCAGCACCAGCGACATCATCCGCGACGCACTGCTGACCGTGCAGGGCATCGGCGCATCGCAGGACGTGCCGGGCGACGTCTACAGCGACTCGCGCCGGATGCTGAACGGCATCGTGAAGATGTGGCAAAAGAAGCGCATCAACATCTGGGCGCAGCTCGAGTGCTACGTGTTCGTGGCGCCCACAGCGGAGTCCTACCTGCTCGGCCCGGCAGCGACTGACACCGAGTGGTGTACGGTCGATGACTTCGTCGGGTCGGTGACCACGGTCGCCTCTTCGTCCGGCGGTTCGACCGTGACTGTCTCCAGTGCGACCGGCATGACGTCCGGCGACCGCATTGGCGTCGAACTCGACGACGGCACACGCCAGTGGACGACCATCAACGGCGCCCCCGCAGCCAACGTCGTCACGCTGACGGCGACGCTGACCGACGACGTTGCCATCGGCGCGACCATCTACACCTACACCAGCCGGCCACAGCGCCCGCTGCGCATCATCCACGCGCGGCGCCGGTCCACGTACACGGCGTCCGACGTGCCCATCGACATCGAGGCGCACAAGGAGTACTTCGACCAGCCGTCCAAGTCGTCGGCTGGGTCGATGAACTTTGTGTACTACAAGCCGGAACTGACCTCGGGCCGCCTGTACGTGTGGCAGCGTCCGAACAGCGTCGAGGAACTGCTTGGCATCACCGTCGAGCGGGCGCTGTCCGACATGGACAACACCGACGACGACCCGGACTTCCCGATCGAATGGCAACTGCCGCTGGTCATGAACCTGGCCAAGGTCATCGAACCGCAGTACGGCCAACTCGACGCCGGTCGCCGCGCCGAGTTGCGCGCCGACGCCGACCGGCTGTTCCTCGAGGCCCAGCTCGGCGATGCTGAAATGGAGAGCACGTACATCAGGCCCCGCCGCTTCGGGCGTCGCTGATGGCCGCCCTGGGCATCGCTGAAGGCGCCTACGACATCGGGTGCTCGCCTGCCGTGGCGCAGGAGTGCGTGAACCTGTACCCGGAGGTCATGGAGCAGAAAGCGCGCTCCAAGGTCATCCTGCGCAGCACGCCGGGGCTGTCGACGTGGGCGACGCTGACGCAGGGCACCATTCGTGGGGCCATCGTCATGGCGGGCGTCTTGTACGTCGTCAACGGCACCAGCCTCGTGTCGGTCAGCACGGCTGGCGTCGAGACCATCATCGGCAACATCGACGGGGTAGATCGATGCGGCATGGCGGCCAACAGCACGGACGAGTTGATCATTGTGCGCGGCGGCAACGTCGGGTTCGTCGACCAGTATTTCGTCGTGTCTGGCACCATCAACGGCGGCTACACCTACAGCGTGGCCGACGGGCTTGACGCCATCACTGACCCTGATTTCCCGACCGGCGACCTCGGTGGGCAGTTCTGGATCTCCAACCTGAACGATGGTTCCACGTGGATCGGGACAGACAACGCCGTGGCCGAGGGCAACCCGGACGACATCGTGGCCATGGTCATGTCGCACCGGGAGACCATCCTGCTTGGTGCCAGGTCCATCGAATACTGGCGCAACACAGGCAACGCCGACTTCGCATTCGAGCGCCAGGATGGCACGCATCAGGATCGCGGCTGCGCGGCCCAGTACAGCGCCGTGCTGCTCGACAACCGCGTGCTGTTCCTCGGCGAGGACGGCATCGTCTACGTCATCAACGGCTACCAGCCGCAGCGCGTGTCGAACTTTGGCGTCGAGGAGTGGCTGAGGCAGAATGAGTCCGACTGGGCCGACGCGACAGCGACGGGGCATACATGGCGGGGGCACCACTTCTACGCTCTTACCGTCGGCGCCCGTACCTTCGTCTACGACGCCACGCACTCGGAATTGACGGGGAAGGCAACGTGGCACGAGCGCCGCTCCGGTACGGGCGACGTGCGGTGGCGACCCGACTGGATCGTGCGGTACGCCGGAAAGACGCTGGCCATGGCGCCGGCCTCGGGCGTCATCTACGAGATCTCGGAGACGACCTACACGGACGGTGGCGAGACCATTGAGCGGATCCGGGCGATCGCGCCGCTGTCTGCGGACGTGAAGTCGATCAGCATCCCGCGGCTGGAGCTTCGCATGGAGTCCGGCACCGGGGCGCTGGCGGTGGACCCGATCATCATGCTGCAGATCAGCCGGGACGGCGGGCGGACATGGGATTCGGGGCTGCAGGGCAACACCGGCCTCCAGGGTGCCTATTCAGCCGTTGCCGTCTGGACTAGACTCGGGCGCGCGGAGGACTGGCTTTTCCGCTTCAAGAGCACCGACCCCTACAAGCAGACGTGGATCGAAGCCCACGCTGACGTGTTCATAGGGAACTGACCATGGCGTCGGTTGGCTCGCCTCGCATGGTGGACATTGTCGGTCGGCTGCCTACTCAGGGCAGCCGGCCTGCGATCGACGTGCGAATCTCCACCGAGTTCCGCGAGTGGCTGCTTGCGCTCTGGCGTCGAACGGGTGGCGACGGGGACATGGTCGATGATGTGACCAGCACAGCCAACACGTCGGCTGCAATGCTGGCCAGCATGACTGCCCGCCTGGCCTACCTCGAGGACCGCGTGCGTTCGCTGGAAGCCGAAAGGGCTATCGTTGCGCCGCGTCCTGCGCCGGTCAGCGATTACGTCGTCTGGGCGCCTCGGTCATGAGCGAGGTCATTGCGTATCAGCTTCTGCCAC